CAAACAGCTAGGAGATAAGCTGGTGCGTAGCTTAGACGGCGGTTTCGTATACGTAGGTGGACGTTGTGTGGGAGAATTGGCGGGTACGCTAATGAGTGGTCATCGTGGGACAAGCTTCCTTAATAGCATTCTGAATGCAGCATACTTGAGGGTATATGTGCCAGAGTATGAGATGTACGCGAGCATACACGTAGGTGACGACGTGTATATGTGCGTACAGAGCATGAAGGCTGCGGGGGACGTGTTAATGGCGATCAAGGAGAGTCCGTTAAGGATGAACCCGACTAAACAGAGCGTAGGCCCATATACGGCAGAATTTCTGCGTATGGCATTCGGGCACGGTATAGTCTGGGGTTATCTGGCAAGGGCAATAGCGTCGACAGTGAGCGGAAATTGGCAAGCTGAGTTCAAAATGGAGCCACTTGCCGCGTTGCGCACGATGACGCAGAATGCTTGGACGCTAGTAATGCGATCTGCGAACGAGGAAATGGCAGACGGGCTAGTGAGCGCGGTCACACGGGTATCAGGCTTGAACCGTGCGATAGTGCGCGAGATTCTTCATGGGCGTGTGGCTATCAACGACGGTCCAGTCAGAGGTAGGCAGATAAGCGTGAAGAAGATTTGGCTCGAGGAAATCAGGGAGGAGCAACCGGGAGCGCGATTGCGCATGACCTTTGGGTGTTTTGCTACGGCGGATTACCTGAAGCACCACTGCGACCGTGTAGAGCACGAGGGTATGTCAATTCTGGGTCACGGTGTAAAGCAAGCCATGATTAATGCGTCGTATGGACGCGCATTGGCCGAGCTTTCACCAAATGAGACGGGATTGTCACACTTGAAGGCTGTTAACGCGGCGAGGAAGACAGCAGTAGGTGTTTCGACGGTAACCGAAGCGCTAGCAGTACACCCTCAAAAAGGCTGCCTTTCGCAATACCCACTGTTGCAACTTATGAAGAACGGTTTCCGAGAGAGTGGTTTAAAGGATCTGTTACACTTCGTAGGAGTGAATCCTGGAGTCGACCCATGGGTAACAGCATGGGGAAGCGAAGCTAGGGGCGTAGTCATAGATGGCTGCCTACCCTATAGCGATGCCTGCCACCTGGGTGGGCGAATTGTCAATGACGTACTATACGTCGAGACACCAGTACGAG